TGTCCATTAAACTACACATATTATTTCCTTTCATTTTATGATAGTGGTGTTAAATAATCTGACCATACTTCATGCCAAGCTTCAGCTGCTGCTTCTTCAAAATCAGTCATAGAAATATGTTCAGGTCTACTAATGCTACCATCTTTTTCAGCAGCATTATACTGTTGCCAGAACTCTTGTATATTCTCTGATGATTTCATCATGTCTGTACATTCGTTCCAGAATTCTTCTTGTTCGTCCATCATTTTATTTTTAACTTGTCCCATATTAGTAACTCCCTAATGTGTTAATTTTATATAAGTTCTTTAACTCTTTTAGCTTTGGTGCACCTAAGTTATGTATACCTTTCAGTATGTTTACTATGTTTGAAGAGCTACAACTAAGTGCATCTGCTAGCTGCTGTATAGTTAAATCATTATCAATAGCTATCTTATACAGTAACTTACCATGTGGTCCAATAGCTTTATCAAAGTCTTGTATTGTTAATGTCGGTCTACCCATATTATTCTCCTATAAAAAATTACAATAAATAAAAAAGAAAGATAAGATAATCAAACGTATTAGTAATTGTATGTGATTTTGTTTGGTCATATTATTCTATCCTTTCTATTAATACTCTTACTCCTGGTCCATACCAGTTGTATGTTTCCTTTAACCAAGTACGTTTCTTTAATGCTTGGTCCAGTGTGTACGTACCATCTAATTCTACTGTCTGTCCTACATCAGGATGCACATCTTTGTATATTAATTTGAATAACATTTCTTGTTTCATTTTAATCTCCTATTACAATGTTAGTTTAGCAAATACATAACCTAATGTACAGCATAAACCTAGAAAAGCTACAGTGAATAGAACTCCTTTTAAAAAGATTTCTAATTCATTCTCCCAATACTTTTTGTTTCTAAAGTCTTGTATATCTTTCTGTGCTTTAATGATAATTCTTTGTCGCTTTCTTTCTTGTTTTCTATATCTTTCAAAGTCTTTTAATGCATAAGTCATATTAAACTCCTTAGTTATAATCAATAAAAAATACAATAAATAATAAGTAAAGATAAGATAACCAAACGTATTAGTAATTGTATGTGACCCTATTATTTTAAAAAAAAGCAGAGTCTCAAGCAGGGAGATACCTGAGACTCTGTATCCATTCTGTTAGAACGGAACTTCGGTAGATGCTTCTTTTTTAGTTGGAGCTTCAACTACATCAGCAGTTTTTATCGTAGCTTTTTGTTCAGCTTCATACTCAACATCACTCTTAGCTTTTCCAGTAAGCTTAATAATGAAACCTTCATTACCATTCTTATCCTTACTTAGAATAAGCTGAACCCAAGCTTTATATTCAGTACCTGCAACTACATCATAACCATCAGCATTCTTTTGCTTAACTACATTACCATCATTACCAATCATAGGTAAGTTAATGGGAGATGCTAAGTTACCATTATTATTAGGTACAGAACTAATCCAAGTACTGCATTCATACTTAGCTACTGCAGTTAGTTCTTCGATTTTAGCTTGAGCTGCTGCAAGGTCGGCTTCTAATTTAGATATATCCATGATGGACTCCTATTAAGTTAAGTTATGTAACTATCAACATAATAATTACATAGAATAAAAAAATAAGATAAGAGAACAGGAAGAATACATACAGAGATTATGACAATAGCAATACTATTATCCAAATTATTAATTTGGTGATGATAAAACTTTCATAAGTTTTCTGCCAGAGGCATAATTTAAATAGACAAGCTTCGCTTGGCAATATAACAATGCCTATTAAGGTATCTCTTAGACACGGAAGATGAGTGCAGATGCCTATGTCATCATGGTGTACCCACAAAAACATAGCTGTGCTAGTATATATATATATACCACTGTGACATAATTACCAAAAAAACTAAGGTATCTTTTTAGTGGGGAGTTACATATAGTATATATAATATATATAAGTTACTCTTAGACATCTTAGCCTATAAGTACTATATTTCTTATACTACTACTACCATATTCTTATATATAATATATATATATATATATATAATAAGAAGAAGAATCTTTCTGAAAGAAAATTCTTGCAATAAATTAAAAACTACGTTATACTGAAATCTTAGGAGTCCTCTATGCAACCAAATATCCATGATGAAGTAGCTAACAATGCAGTTTTAGACTATATGGAGCTACACCAGCATTTAAGCGAGAAAGTAGAAGCAGAAGCAAAGATAGATTTTATTACATTTGTACGTTTAATGGCTCCTAAACTCATCTCAGACTGGAAAATGGGGAAGCACATTGAGGTTATCTCAGAAAAACTAAGACAATTAGAAAGTGGAGAGATAAAACGTCTCATGGTTTTTCTTCCTCCACGTTCCTCGAAGTCTGTAATCTGTTCTAAACTCTTTCCTGCTTGGTATATTGGTAGAAATCCAGAGCATGAAATCTTAACTGTGTCCCATAGTGACCAATTATCTAGTGATTTTGGTAGAAGTGTAAGAGATTTAGTAAATGAAGAGGACTTTTCTAAGATTTTTGGAGGAGTTTCTTTAAGAAGTGACGTTAGAGCTGCAGGTAAATGGAAAACAACACAAGGTGGTACGTATTATGCAGCAGGTGTGAGGTCACAAATAGCAGGACGTGGTGCACATATTGCAATATTAGATGATGTAATGTCTGAAGAAGACTCATATTCAGAAGCAGGACGTAAATATGTTAAAGAATGGTACCCTGCTGGACTAAGAACACGTATTATGCCTAACGGAAGTATTCTTATCATAAATACTAGGTACCATTATGATGATTTGTGTGGGTGGTTGCTTAAACAACAAGAAGATATGTCTGAATATTCTGTTATTCCTTGGGATGTAGTACGTATTCCTGCATGGGTAGATGATGAAGCATCAAAACTACTAGATTTACCTGTAGGTTCTTCTTATTTTCCTGAATGGAAACCAGATGATGTACTTAAAATAGATGAAGAAGAGATAAGAGCTTCTAATGGTAGTAGATATTGGGAAGCTCTCTACATGCAGAACCCAACACCAGAAGAAGGTGGTCTAATTAAAAAGAATTGGTTACAATATTGGGAATATGATGACCCTCCTACCTGTGATTTTATGATTCAAACATATGATACTGCATTTTCTACTAGTACTACAGCTGATTACAGTGTAATACAAACTTGGGGTATCTTTTCTATGTATGACCAAGATGAATTTGGAGATGAAGGTTATCCTGCTAACTTAATCTTACTAGGAAACATACGAGGTAGGTTTGAGTATCCAATGCTAAGACGTATGGCTCAAGAATTGTATAGTAAACATATGCCAGATATTTGTATTGTAGAAAAAAAAGCATCAGGTCAATCTCTTATTCAAGATATGAGAAGAGCAGGACTACCAGTTAAAGAATATTTACCAGATAGAGATAAAGTATCTAGGGTGTATGCAGCTTCACCTATGATTGAATCAGGTAGAGTATGGTTACCTAAGAATAAAAGATGGGCAGATGATTTAGTAACAGAATTATTACAGTTTCCTAACTCAGCTCACGACGACCAAGTAGATGCTTTAACTATGGCTATTCACTACATGAAAGAGTCATGGCATTTAGAACATCCTGAAGACCCATACTACGAAGATGAGCCAAGAAAAAAAAGAGTTGCGTACTGGCGAGTATGATGCTATACTGTAATTTAACCCAAGGAGTATCTTATGAATAAGTTATGGAATAAACCAGAAATAAAAGAAATTAACGTAGGTTTAGAAATTAATTGTTATGCGTGTGCTGAAATCTAATGGCAACTGAAAAAAATCCTTTTGAACAAATGAGACCTGCAGCTGAAAACATTATTCAGTTAGGAGCTCAACAAGAACAACCACAGACAGGAGACCCAACCTTTGAGTTGGAAGATGATGGTGGTTTAACAGTTGATTTTTCTTCCACAGAAGAGAATACAGAGATGGGAGCATCAACTGAAATAGGTGAGTGGTATGGCAACTTAGCAGAAAACTTAGACCAAGATTTATTAGAAGATATAGGTAATGATGTTTATGATAATTTTGTTGCAGATAAAGATTCTAGGTCTGAGTGGGAGTCTATGTTTGAAAGAGGTTTTGATTTATTAGGTTTAAAGATACAAGATACAACAGAACCTTTTGAAGGTGCATGTACTGCAGTGCATCCATTATTAATTGAATCTGCAGTTAAGTTTCAATCAAAAGCATCACAAGAATTATTTCCATCTAAAGGACCAGTTAAGGCACAGATACTTGGTAAGGTAACTCCTGAAAAAGAAATACAGGCAAATAGAGTTCAAGACTTTATGAACTATCAGGTAACAGAACAGATGCCTGAATACTTTGATGAGTTTGAAAGAATGCTTTTTCATTTACCTTTATTAGGTTCAGCATTTAAAAAAATATATTATGATGAAACATTAAAGAGACCTGTATCTGAGTTTGTTCCTATAGACCAGTTCTATGTTTCTTACTATGCAAGTAATTTAAGTAAAGCAGAAAGATACACACATTTAATTTATCGTAACCCAGTAGATTTAGCAAAAGAAATACGTAATGAAGTATACTTAGATTTAGATTTACCTGACCCACAAAATCCAACACAAACTACATTAGCAGAGAAGATGGATACTATACTTGGTTTATCTCCAAGTTCAGATATTGACCCACAGTATGTATTATTAGAACAACATTGTTTTTTAGATATTAAAGATTCAGAAAGTGAAGAAGGAGAATCTTGTCCTTACATTGTAACAATAGAAGAACAATCTAGAAAAGTTTTAGGTATTAGAAGAAACTGGAAACCTACAGATAAAACTAAAACTAAGAATTTACATTTTGTACATTATCGTTTTGTACCAGGATTTAGTTT